CTCGGAGTATCCTGTGGTTGTTGTAAAGTTATCAGAGCCATTAACAAAAGCATTTGGCTGTTTTAGATAGTTTACTTTTACTGTGCGTCCCGCGGTTATGTAGTCACCGATTGTGACTGTCTGTGCATTGTTGCCCCATGTGGCTGATTCAGCCTTAGCGTCCCAAGTCCATCTACGAACTGGAATCCATTCCTGGCTTGGTCCGATATCCTGCCAAGACATACTAAGTATATTCTCAATCAAAGCTCCACCACTATCTGATACTTCATAGGTGGTTACTGATGGGTTAAAAGTAAATGTTGTTTGTCCGATTACAAGGAGCTGAGTGCCCATAGCTCGGATAGTGTCATTGATTGCACGCTTGACTGAAAAGCGTGGGAAGATAGGGGAGATAGTAACCTTAGTGTCTACTGCATGGGTAGCTGCTGTTGTGCCTAGATATCCGCGACCATAGGGAGCGATGGTTGCTGTATTAGCAACGCGGTCAAATGAATCAACCCACATCAATTCTTCGTCTATTTCAATAATACCCTTACCGACATTGTCTGTTGAGCCTAGTGATAGCACCAAAGGAGAAGAACTTGGTGATGTCAAGGTTGTTACAGCAGCAGTTAGGTATGTGCTTCTATCTTGCTGGTAGGTATATCCTGATAGATTGATAAGAACTTCATCAATCATTTGGTTAAGGGTTGTCACAGGTCAATGCTCCTTAGTGCATCAGTTGGAGATAAATCAGTTGTTCCTGCTAGCTCATTGCAGATACCGCCAAGAGCTTTATAGTCAACAGGCTGGCGATTAGCATCAGCCTTCTTGTTTAGGGCACCTATTAATGCTAACCCTGTTGTCTCTGCATAAGCATTAGCAGCAGCAGTCGGGGCCTTATAGTCTGCAATTGCTGGATATGTCCCACCATTAGCCAAGCGATTTAGTTCGCTAGCAAAAGAACTACCTGCTGCGCCAGTTGCCATTATCTATACCTTGCCGTTTTCTTTGCTATGGATTTTGGTTGCTTTGAAAATTGTTTGCCTTTGCGTGAATCTTCACGCTTCTTGGCTGATGTCTTTGCGTATTCAGCTGCTGAGAGTTTCTCTCTTGCCTTCTTTGGTAAGTAACGCTCTCCAGTAGCCTTGCTACCTTGAGTGCTTGGCTTGCCTGACTTAGTACCCCAGTCTTCTTTAGTCCACTTGGATAAAGACTTCTGTTTGCTGGTCTTGCTACCTGAGTAGCCACCGCCAGCCTTCTTGTACTCCTGAGCAACTAACTGTGCCTTGCGGGCAGACCATTGTCCTGGCTTACCACCTTTACTGCTAGCCATAATCTTATTCTTGATTCGCTCACGAAGCGCAGGGTTAGTGTATGCCATTACCACTTAACCTTATCTGCCCAATATGCTGCAGACATCTTACCTTTAGCAATGTTTTTACGATGGCGTGCTTTAAATGATGCACGCTTATTCTTCATTCTTTCAGACTCTCCAGACTTTGGAGCACCTGCAGTTTTAGCCCCTTGTTCTCCAAAGCGGATAGTCTTAACCTGTTCGCCTGATTTAGCTACAACGATATGCGACTTAGTCGGATGATTCGGTGTACGCTTAGGCTTATTGTAGCCAGATACTCCAGCCCTCTTAAGCCTTGGGTCCGGTTTGTTTGCCATATTCCCCATACTTTCCTAGTACTGCTCTTACAGTTCCATTTTTATTAAGCCGCACCACCATGCCATTTTTAATCTGCACTGGGTTAAACCCGCGATGCGGCTTATACTTTCCTGATGACATTAACGCCACTTATAGGTGACTTCAACTGCACCTTGGTCTTCGAACTTAGCACGACGCTTTATAGCACGCTTCGCCATTGCAATGCCACGCTCTGCGGTGCGAGCTGCTTCTGCGCGTGAAGAAGAACTGCCAACCGACTTTTCTTTTCCGCTAGACGAATATGTCTGATTCAATGCATCACGATAGTTCATCGCCTTGAAGGCCTTGCTTACTGTTTCCTTGGCCACTTACTTACCTTTCTTTTTGCGAGCCATGCCTGCTTGAGACAATGCAATAGCTACTGCTTGCTTCTTAGACTTAACCTTCTTGCTTGACTTACCAATGTTAAGCTCGCCTTTTTTAAACTCGCGCATAACCTTGGAAACCTTCTTCTGTGCCTTAGTCTTCTTCATTTTGTACGACGGCCCTTCTTGTCATACTGTCTTCCGAATACTGCACCCCAGAATTGTCCAACCTCAGGAGATGGTCCACCTTGTGGGTTAGACTCTTTCCACTCACGGTGCTCCTTAAGGATATTTTCTAGGTAGCCACGCTGTTGTTTCATCTGGCCGATTCTTGTTTTGCCTGCCATTTACTTCTTGCCCATCTTCTTGGCTACAGCCTTCTTCATCATCTTCTTAGCTGCTGCCTTCTTAGCCATCTTCTTGCCCTTAGCTGTGTAAGGGAACTTCTTGCCGTCTACCATTGGCATAGTTATACTCCTAGTTCTTTCATTACCGCTGCTGATTTTTTGTCGATTACTTTGGCTGGTGGCATTTTATTGCCGTCATATGGTCTACCCATAATCTCACTAGCCTTTACTGCCTCTTGAATCTTCGCCATAGAAGTTCCATTTGGCTGAATGCCTTGGGCTCTCGCCTCTTTGTAGGCATCCAATTCTTTGTTGAATGCTTTATTCGGTATGGTCCTTCGACTATCTGCGTCCCCTGCATTCATCTGGACGCTTAACCCTTTACAGCCGAAGCAACCTTCGACATACTCAGGGTGATACTCCCAGTGTTTCATAGTTGTGTAAAGTTGTCCTCCGTGACACCAACTCCGCCAGCGATTAACGCTGCCTTCGTTGCATCGTCCACCTCGTAATTAGAACCACCGCGATATACGGCAGGATAAGAATCTAAGTCCTCATCTACTGGATATCTTATCTGAGCATATCCACCAGTAGGCTTTAGTACTATTGTAATGCCCCTGTCAAGCTTATAGAAATAGAACAGCCGGGATTCACCAGCTGGTCCTTCTTTTACAGTAGGGGTTTGGAATAACCAAGTTGCCACAAGTCCTCCTAGTGAACTCACCCCGAAGGGTAGACTTTCTAGGGTCTACCCTTCAGAGTCAATCAACTACTTAGCAGCGATTGAAGAACCAGTTTCGATTCTGAATAGAGCTTCCTCACGGTAACGAGCGAAGCCAAGTACGCCGTACCAGCCCATTGGGCGGAAGCGCATCAACTTGTCGGTTACATTACCGATGACGATGTGTGGCTCTTCTGCAACAGCTTCAGCAAGTGCTTGCTGTCCGCAGAGGATTGTATCGAATACACGGGTAACTGGTGTTACTGTTACGGTTGCCGAGGTAGCAACTGCGCCAGTGTTAGCAGCGCTGACAGTGATTGTCGTAGTATTACCAGCTGTTTCAATCTTGGTAATCTTTGCACCGCTAGCCATGTTGGTAGCAGAAATCTTATCGCCAACTTCTGCGCGAAGTGCGATTACAGATGTCGAAGCAACACCAATGGTGAAGCCAGCAGATACACCAGCGACAGTTACTTCAGTTGTTGCAAGAGGTGTCTGGTCAGCGCCATCCTTAGCGTTTGGCATACGAGAAGACTCAACGAAGAATGCACCTTCGTAGTCTCCAATTTCGCCTGCCCAGATGTTGTTGACAGCTGGGTCGCTTTGTGCGTGTACGAAATTCCAGCCGAGGTTTCCTGACTCCGCACGGAGGTCATGTGAAACTTCTGGGTGGATACCGCACCAGTAGTAAGAGCCACGGCGAGCCTTGGCCTTGTTGGAGCGGAGCTTAGCAACAGCCTTGCGGATGTCAGCTGAGTCGATTGTATCTGAAGCGGTTAGAGTTGCTGTAGATGTACGAGCACCTCCGTAAAGAACATTTGTTCCGCCAACGAGGGTTGTTCCGACAACTGCGTCGATGGAGTCAGCGAGGTTGTATGCAATGATGTTTGCAATGGCTGGGTCTACATCAGCGAGTGAGAACAACTCAAGAGCGCGGGTTACTAGCACTGCATTGCCGTACTCGTTAAGAGTAATGGTTACAGTTGTAGGTGTTGACAATGCAACTGCATCTGGGTCAACTGTCTCAGATAGAGTTGATGTCTTTTGGTCCAAATCAACATAGCGCTGTAGCACTACGGTTGAACCTGGAATTGCTTGGCGAGCTGGACGCTTATCCGCGACCGAACGAAGTAGGGGTTCGGAACGGAGAGCAAACTCGAGAAGACGGTCATACGCCTTCTGTACGAGACCAGCGCCACCAACTGAACCACCGAGCGATGTGCTCGCGGTTGAGGTATATTGGTTTGACATTAGTTTTAGTCTCCTAGACTATGAACGATTGATTATTGAGAACGAAGGATAGCTAAGATTTCTTCTGGCGAAGCTGCCTGATTAAGGCGTTGGTCTAAGTCTATTCCTTTGTCTGGTGTGATAGCACCTTGTGTTAGGATATCCTGTTGGCGTAGAGCCGCTAGGTCCTGTGTATTCACGGGTGCTTCGTCAGCTACCTGTAATCCAAACAAGTCTGCGTTATCATCGAGCCAGCGTGAAACTGACTCCTCGTTAACATCATCCAAGTCTTTCATTACAAGGCGTGCTGCTTTCTTATTCACACCCTTCTTTTCTAGGACTTCATTCACGAGTCGCTCACGCTGCACC